CTCTTAGTGGTCTGACCTCTTTCGGTATCTGTCGGGACAAGAACGCAACACAGGGCAAGGCAGACCCCCGTGTGATAAAATTGAGCCACCCGATACCGATATACCCCAACAAAATATCTGCACTAAAGTCAATCGTGCAGATCCATACCAAAACGGACATAGAACCCGTGATATAGGTGACGTTCGTCACATTAGTAGGAAATCACCTATTTTTTCTGCCTTATATATAGTAGGGGAGCAAATGCGATACAGCCCTAGCATTTGCGACCAGGGGCGCTTCGCTGGGTGCTACGCGCCCTAGAAGCGTTACCAACTTACCCCCTTGCTCCTAAGGTCGCTTCGGGGCGCTCAAGCACCGAAGCCACTGTGGTGCTTTGCACCACTTTTAGTGGGGATGGGTCTATCTGTTTACAGATACGACCTCACAGTGAGATATCGGAGATATCCACCGTAGTTCTATCCATCCACAACCATAAGGATTTATGCCTACCAACAACCCCAATAGAAACAAAGAAGTTGACCGCGCTAAAAAGGTCATACTCCAATGTATAGCCGACGGTATGACTGTGGAACAGTCCTGTCAGGTTGCTGGTAAATCCATCAAGACCTATGAGTACTATCGTCGGGTTGATCCAGTATTCAAACAGTTGGCAGATAGAACCCGCCTCGGTTCTCTAGAAAAGAACTACACGGAAGAGACAGCCAAGGATCTAGACTTCGTTACCTGGCGTAAGAAGTACCTGAAGCAAGAAACCTTTGGACATCAGAAGAATCTGATAGATGTCATAGAAGGTCGTGAACCATCTTGGTTCCACCCCTCTATGAAGTACGAAAAGGGTCTGGCAGATAACCGCATCCTTTTGAACATCCCACCCAATCACGCCAAGTCCATTACGGTGACGGTGGATTATGTCACCTACAAGATCGTCAATAACCCCAACTTTAGAGTTCTCATAGTTTCCCAAACCCAGCGTTTAGCGGCTGACTTCCTTTATGCTATCAAGCAGCGACTAACGCACCCAATGTACGAAGAACTACAGCAGGCCTACGCCGCTGGGGTTGGGTTCAATACTAAGACCGCCTCCTGGCAGGCCACCCGTGTTACTTTCGGAGATGAACTCAGAGAATCTTCTGAGAAAGATCCAAACCTAGAGGCCGTAGGTATCGGCGGTCAGATCTACGGTAAGCGTGCCGATATGATTATCATAGATGACGCAGTGACGTTATCCAACGCTAATGACTTTGAAAAGCAAATTAAGTGGCTCACCCAAGATGTACGCTCTCGTTTGAACCCTACAGGTAAATTGATTGTGGTAGGTACCAGAGTTGCAGCCGTAGACCTCTATAAAGAACTTAGATCACAAGAACGCTACCCTGGCGGCTTAGTTCCTTGGACATACCTAGCAATGCCAGCCTTACTTGAAACCCACGAAGATCCTAACAAGTGGGTAACCCTCTGGCCTTACTCAGATCAACCTTTTGATGGACAAGAAGAATCCGATAAGAACGAAGACGGACTCTATCCCCGCTGGAACGGAAAGCATTTATATGCAGAACGACAAGCAATGGATGCCAGCACCTGGGCACTCATTTACCAGCAACAAGACATCTCAGACGATGCTATCTTCGACCCTATCTGCGTCAAAGGGTCTATGGATGGTATGCGTAAGTCTGGCCGTCTTGTCCCTGGCTTTCCAGGTCATCCTCGTGATCTTAGCGGCTTTAGTTTTGTATGTGGGCTGGACCCTGCAATGGTTGGCGACACTGCCGCTGTCTGCTATGCTATTGATCGTAGTACCCATAAGCGTTATGTTGTTGACGCGATAAAGATTACTAGACCAACTCCAGCACAAATTCGTCAGTTGATTACTGACTGGACAAATGTCTATGCCCCTTCTGAATGGATTGTAGAACGCAACGCGTTCCAGTCCTTCCTCACACAAGATGAAGGCATCCGTCAATTCTTATCATCTAAAGGTGTGTTACTCAAAGAACACCACACTGGCAATAACAAGTGGGATGCAGGCTTTGGTGTGGCTTCTATGTCCACTTTGTTTGGAACTAAGCAGGCAGATGGTAAGCACCATAGAGATAACTTGATCCATCTACCCAATGATCAAACTGAGAATATCAAGAGCCTTATAGAGCAACTTATTACCTGGTCACCTACAACCAAAGGTAAGACCGATATGGTGATGGCTCTCTGGTTCTGTGAGATTAGAGCACGTGAGATGCTCAATCAAGGTGTTCACGCAACGCACCATATGAAGAATCCATTTTTATCACGATATGAAAAAGGCAAGAGAATGGTAGTCAATATCGACGAACTACTTGCTGAACAGCAACGACAGTTCGTATAGGAGATACACGTGCTAACAACCAAAGAGGTAATCGCTAAGGTAGCGCGACTTCAGTCGCGTTACTCTGCACGCGATCAGCGTATGCGTGACGTGCTATCGGTACGTCAAGGAGACATCAGCAAGGTCTATCCTGCTATGTTCTCAGAAGAATACCCAAAGCCTCTTGTTGCTAACTTCGTAGATGTAGCAGCCCGTGACCTCGCTGAGGTTATGGCTCCGCTTCCATCATTCAACTGCGCTGCTACCAATATGGTCTCAGACTCAGCACGTAAAGCAGCAGATACCAGAACCCGTATTGCTAACTATTACGTTTCAGGTTCTGAACTACAGATTCAAATGTATAACGGCGCTGACTGGTTCAACACCTACGGAATGCTTCCAGCAATGGTTGAGATGGATTACGATACAAACAATCCTCGTATCCGCCTACTCAATCCATTTGGCGTTTATCCAGAGATTGACAGATTTGGTCGCTGTATCTCCATTACTCAAATCACTATCAGTGATGCTGAGTCAATGGCTGCAGCATATCCAGAGTTTGCTTCAGAAATTATGCCACGTATGCCATTGGCATCTGGCGCTCAAGCAGTAACTCTTGTTCGTTACCACGACAAAGACCAAGATATTATTTTTATTCCAGAACGTAATAACCTCGTTCTATCTAACCTACCAAACCCTGTTGGTAAGTGTATGGCTCGCGTTGCAGTTCGCTCATCTTTAGACGGCGAAGCACGTGGACAATTTGATGATATTCTAGCGGTACAACTAGCACGTGCACGTTTTGCTGTTCTTCAAATTCAGGCAGCAGAAAAGTCAATTCAAGCACCGATTGCTATTCCGCAGGATGTTCAAGAACTTGCTCTTGGCCCTGACTCCATTATGCGTTCTGCTAATCCACAAGCAATACGCCGTGTACCGCTAGAACTACCTCCTGGAGTATTTACAGAATCAGGCGTTCTAGAGCGCGAACTACGTCTTGGTGCTCGCTACCCAGAAGTACGCAGCGGTAACGTTGATGCTTCTATCATTACAGGTCGCGGAGTTCAAGCACTCCAGGCTGGCTTTGACACTCAGGTTCGTGCAGCACAAGCACAGTTTGCTCGCCTCTTTACTGAACTTGTATCACTCTGCTTTGAAGTAGACGAGAAGATTTTCGGCAACATCACCAAAGAAATCAAGGGTGTAGACGACGGTACTCCATTCAATATGAAGTACGTTCCATCTAAGGCTATCGCTGGTGAGTATGGCGTTGATGTTCGCTACGGCATTATGTCGGGAATGAATCCAAACAATGCCATCATTGCTTTGCTACAGATGCGTTCTGACAAACTTGTATCACGTGATTATGTACGCCGCGAAATACCAATGGAGTTGAATGTTACTCAAGAAGAACAACGTGTTGACATTGAAGAGATGCGCGATTCTTTGCGTGTTGCTGTGGCTCAGTATGCCCAGGCAATTCCAGCGCTTGCAGCACAAGGTCAAGATCCTTCTCAGATCGTTTCCCGTATCGCAGAGGTAATCAAAGGAAGACAAAAAGGTTTAGCACTCGAAAGTATTGTGGAGAAGGTATTCACACCTGAACAACCACCACAACCAGAAATGCCTATGGGCGCAGAAGTTCCAGCAGCAGGTATGGCCCCCGTTCCTGCCTCGCAGCCAACTCAAGAACAAATGGGTGCGGCCCCTGCTGCTGGCTCTCGTCCAGACATTGCTACGTTACTCGCATCTATTGCAGGGTAGGGAGGTGTAATATGAAAAAAGGTGGTCGCGAAAAGGCTTCTATGGCAAAGCCAATAGAAGGCAAGAAAGATACTTCAAAACCAAAAGGTCCAGGTAAGCCAATGTTTGGCTATACCCCAGCAGGACGCAAAGGCAAGAAGGCTTAGTTTTACTGAGAGGATAGAACGTGGACGAAGAACAAGATTACGTACCGCGTTCTATCACTCTCGCTGATTTCTTAGTAGTTTTCACAGGTTTATTTTTGAATTTAGTACGTTCAATAGAAATGTTTGCATCAGAGATTTTAGATTTAGCAGTGTATAACGCAAATAGAAAAACAAAAGTTTCCAGAGCGTGGGAACAATTCACGTCAGATTTAGAGAAGATGGAGGATAATAATGGCTAAACAACCGATGAATCCATTGGCTGGGCCAGGAGGTCCTGGACCATTTTCAACTCGTACAGATAATTTGACGTTTCAATCAGATACTTATGGTGCAGGTGTAGAGAACGCCGCTAATAAAGCGGGCGCTCCACTTGCAAAGACCTCTGATTTCAAAGGTGAAGCCCCATCTACTTTCCGTCGTCAAGTAGAACGTGGCGCTGGATTATATGATCAAAGCGCATATCCCCAAGAAGATATTATGGCAGGAACCGATATTGGTCCTGGCCCTGGATCTGATGTCCTTGGTATGAACCAAGTAAAAGAATCTGACAATGAAGTTTTAGCAAAGTATCTACCTGCATTAGACGCTATGGCTGCAGCCCCAGATACTCCGCAATCATTCCGCATCTTTGTCCGTAGCATACAAGCGAACATATTCCCTTCATAATGAATCAATTCGTCAAAGATGTCACCGCATTTGTAGACGCTCTTGGTTATGACCAGCCAGCGATCATCATTTCGCTTGCCAAAATTCCTTGGGAGTCTGAAGCAGATCGTGACCAATTCATTAGTTTTCTAACACAAGAGGTGCCAAGTGCCTAATTACTGGGACACCATCAAAAAAGAAATTGGCAAAGCGATAGGTACAGCCGTTGGCGCACCTGTCAAGGCTGCCATTGGTCTTGCTGGTGGAATGACGCAGGCTCGTGTTGCGCCTATGGCACCATCTGTAGCACCTGATTTTGCTGCTGGTGAAAAGGCTTTAGCAGATAAAGTATCACAAGAGTTTGGTCAAAGATACGTCAATACTTTGACAAAGCCAGCAGAAACAGTTCGTGCTGACGTTGTATTCAATCTTGCAGCAAAAGAGATTGATGATCTTTATACAAAAGTACGCCCTATCGTTACTCGTCCAGTATCAGCAGCCCTTCTTGCAGAAGCAGATAACGTATCAGGTGAAGGATATAACTTCTTAGAAAACTGGAGACTTGCAAAAGAAGTATCTCCAGGTCAAGCATTCGGTGGATATGTCGGCGCTGTTGGTGAAGCAACTGGTATTACACCAGAGTTAGAACAGCGTGGCGTAAACCTTCCTACATTTTTAGATCCTAACTTCAATATCGCAGACCCAGATCAGCGTAAACAGGCTTTCCAAGATGAGATCTTTGGTAAGTTTTTTACTGGTGGAGTAGATGGATTACTCTCCTGGTATGCAGATCCTCTAGTTCTAGCAGGTAAAGGTCTTGGCGTGGCCAAGGTTATTGGCCTTGATCAGCCAATTAGAACCGTTGATGACATTGCTCGTCTACGTTCTGAACTTGATGCACACGGTGCTTATATCAAATCAGGCGGTCAAATTGGACGTGAGACTCCTATGGGAGTTATTGCTCAGCGCCTTACCGAAGGTGATGCAGTAAAGAATTTTGATGATGTCTTTGTAAGAAGAACAACTGCTCGTAACCTTGTTGCAGATGTTACTGGAGAACTCAAGACATATGATGAGGTAGCAGACTTCCTTGCTGCTGCAGCAGGTGATATGGCTTCATTGAAAAAACTTGAGCGTACTCGTGCATCTATTGCTGATGAAATCATCAACGCAAAAGAATTACTAGACCCTATTCAAAAGCGGATGAATGATATCCCTTGGGGTTCGGCAACAAAACCAGAACAACATCTTCCTACAATCGAAGAGTTCAATAGACTTACAAACGTATTAGAAGATCTACGTGTTCGTGATGCAGCCTTGGATAAGGCTTTATCAGAGAGCATTGGTAACTATCGCGTTATCAACGAATATACCTCTGCTGCAGATGTCACACTGTTTGATAAGAACCTTGGCGTTGCTATTGAAAAGGCTCGTGCAAAGGCAAGCGAAGCACGCCACAACCTAACTTTCTACACTGAGCAATATCAAAAGAATCCATACACACGCCCAGTTGTCAACATCGTAGCGCCATTCTTCAACAAACTCCCACGTGGAGTTGTCCGTGTGGACGGTGGTTTGGCTGCAGACTCATTCAATGAAATCAAGTATGCTCTCAACTCTATAAAAGAATTACGTGGTATTGAATATGCTGCTGTCAAGAATGAACTAGGACGTAGTTATCTCAACGCCCGCAACGCTAATGAGCGTATGAAGGCTGTCGAAAATGTTGAAGAGCAAGTTGCAGAGATTGCGGCTCTACGTTATGACATACCTCTTGAAGAAGCAAAACAAATTTATGGTCTATTTAGCGGTATGCGAAGCACGCTTATGTCTTCTATGCGTGAGCACGGATATTGGGTAGATGACAATGGTAAGTTGATTACATCACCATTCTGGAAATCTGAAATGCCTAACGTTGTCCCAATGATGGATTTCAAGGACTTTGATGCTGTGATGCGTCTTTATAGCAGATGGTCTAAGGGTGGAGAAGGCGTTCTTGAGGCGCGTGTTATGGCACGTCTTGCTGGCAAAGAAGTGACAGACTTTGCAGACCTAGCCAACTCTATATTCAAGGCTTCAGTTCTTACTCGCTTCGGTTATCCAGTCCGTAACACCATTGATGGTTGGCTACGTACATCACTAGTACTTGGCTCAATGGCTAAGACTGATGATTATTTCAAGAACTTCTCAAAGAATCTTGTAACAAGAGCGCAAATCGGCAAGAACTTTATTATGGATTCTATTCAACTCAAGAATCCTGGTGAATTACGTGAGCAAACTGGTCGTCTAATTGCACAAAAGAATGGTTTTATTGACGTTCGCAATCAGATCCTAGATGAATTGACACCACAGGCTTACTATGCTGGTGCCGCTGGTATCTTCGGCAAGATGGTAGAACCATCAATGGTCGAACTTGCTATGACATCAAAGACAAAGCCACTACTAACTGGCTCAAAACGTGATGCTTACTTTGAATTGACCAAGAAGAAAGACGCTCAAGGCGGTCTTCTGTTTGGTCAAGAGAAGGCTAAGTATCAAAGATTACGTGAAGAAGCATTTGGTAAGTACGTTCGTCAAGAAGTTGTGCCAAATCTTCCACAAGGAACCACAATGGTCTACGCAGACTATCTCAGTGGTAAAGTTTTCTATAAAATTCCAGGAACAAAGGGTCGCATTCCTAAAGGTGCATACCCAGTTATGGAACCACGTAAGGGTATTCCAGCATCTATGCTGGAGATGGAAGTTCAGGCTGGTAAGAAACTCAATTTACGAGCCAAAGAACCATCTGCTCAACCAGATATCCGTGTTATCACTTCATATGAGATATCTCGTGGTCGTAACTATGAGGATATTGCAGAGATTATTGGCGAAGATCAGATGCTACGCGTCCGTTCCTATACTCAGCAGATTGAGAAGATGGAAGACGAGATCAATAACAAGATCCTCGAATCACAACGTCTTGCTCAGGTTCGCTCAGAACTAAAGATTGTTCGCAGTGGTGAAGGCCGTGACAAATATGTCACACCTAAAGGTCAGACTGTTGTAGCAGATGGAGCATTTGCTGGTCCAGCAGGTATGTTGGTTCGCCAAGATGCTTCTTCTGACCGCACACTCAACTGGCTCACTGAAGGTCAAGCGTATCTTTCCTACGATGCAGCCAAAGGCGCAAGTTATGGAAAGCCATTCCAGCGTCTAGGTACTGAATACAATCAGGTAGTTGCACCAACTGACCCACAGTACTTTACTGAACTAGCAAACTTTGCTAACAATCGTTTCCGTAAAGACCAGTTGGCTATGCGTTTGCTTCAAGGTCAATCAGATTATGAGATTTCACAATGGCTACGTAGCAAGAATGGTAAGTTCTACCTACGCGAGATTGATGCTGACCTAACTCCAGCAGAGATCAACGACCATATTCAGGTAGCACGTTCACGTGTATACAAACTGTTCCCAGATCAAGAAGTTAGATCATTGATCGCTCGTGAGGAAATGTCTCCTCAACAGTTTGAAGCACTAATGCGTAATCAACCTAATCTTGCTAACGTCCCTGGACGTGAGATTATGGATGTGACATTCCGTTATGGCGCAGGTGCTATCAAGAGAACAGTAACTTCAACGATATCCAAGTTGTTTGAAGTTATTGGTACTACTCCAGAAAACAATCTTATCTCCTGGCCTTTCTACGAGAAACTATACAAGCGTCAACTACAGCGAGAAGTAAACCTTGCTGAGGCTGCTGGTAAGAATCTCCAAGATCCAGACTTGATTATTCAATTACAGCGTAGCGCACACAGCCAAGCGCTCAAAACCACCAATGAAACGCTATATCGCGTAACAAACAATAGCGGTCTGTCAAGCGCCCTACGCTTCTTAGTACCATTCTTCAACGCACAGTACAACGCTATCAAGGTTTACGGTAAGTTGATTGCTCAGGATCCATCACGAGCAATTCGTGCATCGATGATATGGAATGCACCTAACCGTGTGGCTACTGTTGTGGATCAAGAGGGTAAGGAAGTTCCACCAGGGACACCGCCTTCTACACCACAGT